GCAAAAGTATATACACCAAAATATATACCGGATTATATACCAAGATGAAGGTGAAACTTGAACTGGTGCCCATATCCATCCGTGAGGCCAATGAGTATGTCAGGAACTTCCACAGGCACAACAAACCGACACAAGGCGGCAAGTTTGCCATCGGTGCTACTTACGGTGAGGAGCTAGTAGGAGTCGCGATTGTTGGCCGGCCTGTCTCCGCCACGCTAGATGACGGCCTAACAGCCGAGGTTACCAGAGTTTGTGTCGTGGATCACGCACCCAAAAACTCGTGCAGTTTTCTTTACGGGCGGTCCTGGCGAATCTGGCAGCAGATGGGCGGCAAGCGCATGGTCACATATACCCTGCAAGAAGAGTCTGGATCCTCGCTCCGAGGCGCCGGTTGGAAGATCGTCGGTGAGGTCAAGCCGCATGACAGATGGACTCCCAAAGGCGGGAATCGGAACTGGCAACCAATCTATGGGCAGCTGAAGTTTAGGTGGGAAGCATGATCATTTCATGGTGGTCGGCTGGCGTTACCAGTGCGGTGGCGACCAAGTTGGCGATAGACAAGTACGGCAAGGATCGGGTGCTCCCGATCTACTTCCACATTGATACGGCACACCGTGACAACGAGCGATTCCTGCGGGAGTGCGAGGCCTGGTATGGGCGGGACATCATGGTGACCAAGTCCCACAAGCACAGCAATCAGTTTGATGTCATCACCAAGGACAAGTACGTCAACGGTCCTGGCGGTGCTCGATGCACGCTGGTGCTCAAGAAACGAGTCCGGCAGCGAATCGAAAAGGAGATGGAGTACGAGGCACAGGTCTTTGGGTTTGAGTATTCCAAGAAGGAAGTCAATCGCGCCATCCGATTCAAAGAACAGTATCCTGACGCCAAGCCAATCTTCCCGCTGATCGAAAAGAAGCTGACCAAGCCAGAGTGCCTGTACTATCTGGAGCAGGCAGGAATCGAAAGGCCGGCCATGTACAAGCTAGGTTACGGCAACAACAACTGCATCGGCTGTGTCAAAGGCGGCAAGGGATACTGGAACAAGATCAGGCGAGACTTCCCAGATTACTTTGAACGCATGGCCGAGGCCGAGCGCCAAGTCGGCAACTCCTGTATTCGTGGAGTCTATCTGGATGAGCTAGAGTCTAACGAAGGCGCCCAACAGAAATTCGTCATGCCTGACTGCGGCAACTTCTGTGACATTGAGTTCACCGAGATCATGCACAAAGACATAGACGAGATCATGCGCGAACCGGAGCAGCTGAGTCTGTTCTAATGAAAAGGGCGGCTCACGCCGCCCGATTCCTACTTCTTAGGTTTGTTCTTACTACCCTTCGGCCTGCCCCGCTTCTTGGGTGCGGCCTTCTTGGGCGCCACCTTCGTCTTCACCGGTGCCTGACCCCCGACCCACGCTTCATTGAACGTGGGCGTCTTCTTATCATCGCCAACCAGCCGACCTCGCTCGTCTCGAGCGCGTTCCGGTTCCCTGTCAGACGTTAACGTGGGGAAGAAGAATTTGAGAAAGTTCTGTATCATGTTTCACCTCCAAATCGTGCCTGATACGAGTCCTTGATCAAGACAGCCAACTGCCGCGCAATCGTCCTGTCCTCTAGTTTCGACAGCTCACGGATCATCTCATAAATCTCCATCGGAACTGCCACATTGCGAAACGCCGCCTTCTTATCGACTGGAGGCCTTCCGCGCCTTGCTTCTTGACCCATTGGCCTTACCTTTCTTTTTTGCGTGATACCGCTCTCGCGCCTTGCGATTTCTTTCCTGACGCTGTGCTTCTGGATCGTGCTGGCTGTACGCCTTGCCGAATAGCGCGTTCAGACCTGGTTCGAGTTCCTTTGCCAGTTGCGCTCGACTCTTGCGCCTTGCTTCCTCGGCCTTTCGATCCCGATAGGTCATCGACTCCTTGTCGTACTCCAGACCTAGCTCGTCGGCTGTTGCCACGAGGTTTGCTATCATCCTCATGTCGCCGTCCTCCAGAACGAACCGCACTAGCTTTCCGCGCAGCAGGTTCAGAGCGTCGTTTACCAGAAGAGTCTGGTTTCCTAAATACATCCTTGTGCCTCCTTACTTCGACTTCGATGTAATATCCATGGTGACCGTCTCCCCTTCTGGGGATGCTGGCTTGTGCGTCCAGTTCGTCAATCACCTTCTCCACTTCGGTGGGCTTGCACACCACCTCCTTCACAATCTTCAACCTGTTTGAATACAAGGTAATTGTGAAATCTAAGATTTTATTATCTTTACTCATGTTTATAGCTTGTTATCACACAATCATCCAGAACAATCTTCTTGTTCCGGGGCAGTTCATAGAACCGCCATTGGATCAGCTGCGCGGTACAGGCCGGCATACTGTCGAATGTACGCGGGTAGAACTCGGTTTTACATTCGCTCTCGCCGCCAGCGAATACGGTGCACACCAGTGCCATAGCCTTAACAATCATACCTGTCCTCCGATTCGGTATAGCCCATGACCTTGAACACTTGGGTCTCGCCTTTGACCGGCAAGATGTCAGGGTCACCTTCAATCATCGCAATCGCCTCGCCCATGGTCTCGGCCTCCACCGCATAGTAATGGATGCCATGCGCTATGAAGTCTTGGGCGATCAGATACGTCTTAGTACCGCTGGGCGCGGAATCTTCGTTCGATTTCATCGCACGTTGTCTCCATGTGCATGTCGATACATAGCCGGATGATGTCAGCCGCGCTCACCTGTTTCTGGGTGAGCTTGGTCAGTTCGTCGGACTTTCGGGAGAGCATGTCCCACGCCCTCTGCCGCATCACGAGATTATAGGTTTTGGTGGCGCTAGCCAGTTTTGTCGGTCTGCCCATGTTCCTTGTCCTTGCCAAAAAAGTCCCCGCGTTTCTGATTCTTGTAACTGCGGTCCTGGCGGGTGCCGACCACAGTCTTGATGAAATATGCCTTGTTTCGGATCCGCACGAGTTCTTGAGCGAACTCGTCAATCGTCATCTCCGCAGCAGTCTTCCACATAGCCTTCTCCTTCACATTCCTGGCACTCGGCCTGGTAACCCTCGAGGTAGCCACCGTGGTTCCAATCCACGACAGCTCGCTCGTACTCACATTCACCCTGACCACCGCACTCAGGACACAACACATATCCCTTGTCCAACATGGACTGGTGATACCGCTGCGCCATCTTACGTTGCATCTCCAAAATGGGCGCCACCGCCTCAATGTGCTTTTTCACGGCATTCATCACAAACCTCCTCCGGCAGACTCTCGTCCAACTCATAGTTGATGTCGTGGTACTCGCAGTACCCGATCACGGAATACAGTTGCGTGTCCGGCGCAATGAAGGAGCGAATCAACACGCCCTGCTTGCCATTGTCATCCACGATGTAATGCAACCAGTAATCCGCCATCTCTGGGGATGCCCACGCATAATGCCGCGTGGTCACACCCTCGCCTGATGATGTGGTGATCTGCCCTGCAACCGAGGACAGATAACTCAACGTCCAATCCATATCACTCATCGTAACCCTCCGGTGGTCCATCTGGATCGCCATCTGCTTCGCCCGAAAACTTGCGGCGCGCCTCATGGTAAACGTCAATCACGCTTTCGCCGTGCTTGGCTGTCCACTCTTCTAGAGTCATGTCTATGGCGTCCTCTTCCATATCCATAATCCACGATTTCACTTTGCCCATGGTAGTGTCTCCTTTCCTTCCCATAGATTTCAAACCAATGCTTTGTGCAAAGCAGGTCATTACCCTCCTTCGCGTCAGCCTTCTCGCCACACTTGTGGCACTTACTGACCGGCAACATCCTTCATGCCCTCCAGCAAATGACAGATCACATCAACGGTCCAGCCGTTGCCCAGCATCCGATAACGCTGGGTGTTCGATACATGCGCCGTGTACCCATCCGGCACAGTCTGCAAACGCTCACACTCAATGGGCGTCAACTTGCGCCACATCAATCGCATCTCCTCACTGTACGCATCTGGATACCGGCCTTCCGGCAATGGCGACACCAATGTGTCCTTCTCCACGGTGGACAAACACCGCGCCTTGCCCCCTGACTCATGCACCTCCAGACATTGCGTGATGGGCACCGACACATCCTTGTCGTCGCGGACGCCGTCTTTGAGACGCCGGCCAACGATTGCTGCTGGGTACAATACGAAGTTGTTATGCTCCCAAGACGAGCCGCTCAACGTAGGAACCTTACCGTCTTTGCCCTTCACGCCGCCCTTGTTGTTGCCCCTCGGCACCTGAAGAATCTTCGGCTCCAGATTCCCGCCGGAGTTGGCGCACAATGTCGGCGCCTTGCCGTCAGGATGATAGACCCGCCGATTGTAGTCGTGACCCTTCAAGTCCGCCTCGCCAGCCAAGATCAAACCGTCATCTTGGGCGAAGTCGAACACGAGCTGACGCCGGTTCTTCTGGAAGTAGGACTTCAGATTCCCGCCCTTGAAGTAGTTCGCGTCAATGCAATGCGACTTTTCGCGATCCGTCCAGCCGTCCTCCAAGATGTCTTTCAGATAGATGCGCTTGTTCTCCGGCATGGAGCGGACTGGAATGTTCGTCCAATACAGACGGTCACGATTCTGCGCTGATACCAGATTGGAGTTGATGCGAACCGGCTTCAC